GTCGCCACCGTCAAAATCACAGTTGGCTTCTGTAAGTGTTCCTTCGTCTGAAGTTCCTGCTGCCGCAATTGAGAATGCTGCTGCAACATCAGAGCCGACTTTAAGGTCTGCAGTAAGTGCTGAACCTACAGGTGCTGTGGTTACGGCAACATAAGCGCCAGTGATTTTGCCAGAAAATGGCATTGCCATTGTGACGATACTCGAGGTTGATAGTCCGCCTGGAATCGTTAATGTAATAGTTTGTGGGGCGAGGATTGTTGTTGACATGTGTACTTTCTCCTATGTTGATGGGTGAAATATCATCATAAGACAAAAGTTCCGTACATGTCAAGTAGTTCGTTATTCAACCTTACTTTTTCTTGACAGTTGTTTTTTTCTTTGGTCGAACGCCTACATGCCAAATCGCTTCGTGATTGCTAATTGCCTCTCTCACGCCATCAATCTTGTCCCCAAGTTTTTCTATTGATTCAAAAATTTCACTTTTGGCTACGTCCACTTTATCACCTAGTCTGTCGTGGTCTTCTTTGTTCTTTTTGTAGCCCCAAATAGCGACTCCCCAAGTGAGTGCGAATGCCGCGGCAACGCCTAACTCGGTGCTTAGCAGGTCATTGACTGTCATCACTTGTCTCCTCTACTGCGGCTTGACCCTTATTTACCCCTGAAGAAATCATCAGGCCGGCAAGAGTTCCAGTGATAAATGTAGCAACAGATGAAAGAACGGTGAAAAACATTTTATCGTTCTCTGCTTGGGCTCCGATTGGTTGAGCAACAAACACTAATGCGTACAACACCCCCGTTGTCGTTAACAGCAGGACGCCTCCGAGCACGCATCCAATTACAAACTTAAGCCGAGCCTCAAGGTCCTCTGGGGTGTATTTATTATTCATGGTTGCTCCTCGGTTGGGTCAAACCCAAGTACATCTTTTGTACAAGTCCCGCTTGCGATACAGACGGGTTCTTTGCATTCTTTTTTGTCCCAATTTTCTGGGTCTTGACATTCATAACGATAACCACCTTGATGAGCACACGCAGAAAGGGCAAAAACGCTCAGAGTGGCCAATAAGAAGCCTTTAGTCTTTCTTTTCATGGTGGTCATTCTGGCTGGACGAGACCGAATAGAAGTAGTTCTCGCTGTCTTCGGTTACCCACCTGTCAGCATCTTCTACCGCAAACATGTGTTGATTAATAATTCTTTCTATGACCGGCTGCCCGAGTTTTGTGGTAAATGATGGGTCTTTTAATATCACCCTGTTGTTTGGCTGGATTGCGAAATTGCCGTCGTCGAGTTTTATTAAATGTCCACACTTGTGTTGTCCTGGATTTTCTGACCATCCCGGATTTGTGGTGTTTGGTTCAGGCCAGTGCCAATCAAATGTCATTAGGTATTCGCCTTTGTGTTTTTTCTTGTGTCTATCAAGATATTCCATTCGCATTCCACGCAGTGAGTGAAAGACCGTCACTGTTATGTAGGGGGAAAATGAGTTCCATAGAACCTGGTCATGAATGTCTAGTTCGGGTGCATCTTGTTTCCAGCAAAATGCATTAATTGGCATTCGCCACCAGATTCCGCCGTCTTCCATGAGGAAGTGAAACATCGGAACCCTATCGGATAGCGATGCAACACCAAAAATATTGCAAGGGAACTTTAGGTCGTGAGAATCCTGTTGGTTGCGCAAAAAATTACCGCGGACAAAACACTCAATGGCTGGAATGTTGGCGTTGAGTTCGGACATATTTTCATACTAGATGCCCTACTTATTCCAGACGTTCCAGTTCGATAGACCGCCTTTTGAGTTGTCCATAATGTATTTGGCGACCTTAAGATTGCAGTGAACGTCAAACAGGCCTTCAAGTCCTGTCCCGCATACATTCTTGGTGACAGTCTTCCAGCAGGAGTTAATCTGAATAAGACCCCTATCAACCGACCCGTCCTTATTTAGGGTCCATGTAATATTGCCCTTTGAGTCAAATTTGGCATTAACGGCAGCCGGATTACACCGCGACTCGCGATAAGCAATATAAGAAAAAACCTCTACTGGTTCAAGCCCATACTGAGCAAACAGTGGTTCAAACTGTGGGCATCTATGAGTTGGGTCCTCGGAAATGTTGTAGCGACGCTTATCGCCGTCAGTGATTGGATTGGGTAATGCCGGGACAAATGATGTCTCCATCCCAAAAGTCTCAAGAGCGGCCAAATGAGCGCTTCTCGTAGCCTTGCCATAGTGTCCGTCCACAAGAACTCCAAGATTTTCCTGAAGCCGACTAACGTTCTCGCTGCGTTCATTGAAGACAAAAACGGCTTGAAGTATTGCTTGACGCTTGTTAAGGAAAGCGCCTTCGCTGCCTTCGACCATCCGAACTGAGCGATGAATTACGGAAACGCTTGGGGTAACTCCGCTTTGGGTTTCCTGTCTTATGATTCCACCGTTTGTGGCTCCAACCCCTATTGCTGTTAAAAGCCACAGGGTAAAGCCAATTATTGCTTCTTTACTAATCATGAATACTCCTATCGTCAGGAACGAGGGGGTAGAGACTTTGTAAGTCCTAACCTTTCAGCCTCGGCTGGGTTATCGTGCTTCCACCGGTGGTGCGCTCTGCACAGTACCTGGCAGTTATCTGGGTCTAAGTAGTTGCCTCCTCGACCCCTAGGGATGATTTCGTCAATGTCCAGACGTGCTGAACACACAATTGACCCTACCAGGAACTTTGCCTGGCACAACCCCATGTCGCGTTGCCTGACTATACGGCGGACTTCTTCTCTTTTGGCAGCATTGTTTTTTGTTTTATTGGAAGCAAAGTTGAGTGGTGTTGGCTCAAGTTTGTTTTTAGGTAAACTAAAAGGCTTATCTAAGCACTGTTTAAGCCTTGCGCGAGCATCTGTCTGTCCTTTAACTAAATATAAATTACCAAATGCCCCACATTTTTTGTATCCACAATTCTCTTCTCTTCCTTCACAATATCCTTTGTGGGAGAATTTTTTCATACAATAATTCTAACCTGTTTCATTTTTCGTGAGACAAGGGCTTGGATTGCGCCCGATATCGCGTCAACTTGGTCATCGTGGGCTCCGTAAGGAAACACTTCGCATTCATCTAGGAAAGGAGTATTCCAAGTGGCTCGAGCCAACATGACGTTACCCGCCTCAGACGCAGCGGAAAAAACACCTGCTCTATCTTTCTTGGATGTGTTTGATTTTTGACCTTTGAAGTTAAAGCCCGGCACTACATGGCGAGCGTAGTGGTCAATCACGTTTACTCCAGATGAACCGGGTTCTTGTTCCATAACAATCCTTGTTGAAATCCCATCTTCTTCCGATGTGATTTTAATTAACTTTTCAACATCGTAAGGAGTACCCCTCATCCGTCGAACATCAAGAACAAAATATCTTCCCTCTTTGTGACCCACTAAGGCGCCAACCGTCCAGTCTGGGTCACTGCCGTGTTTGGGTGCAGTAGCAGCCAAATCCCAATAACGAACTTTTTGCATATCTTCTGGAAAGACGCCAGTTATTGTAAACCATTCTCGCTTGAACATCCCGCCTTCTTCTCGAACCTCCCAGTTTCCGTCAAGCAATCTTGCTCGCTCAATTGCATCCAGTTCGTCAAGAGACTTCACATAGGTGTCGGCGTCAAGAGAGGGGTTATCCGAAATTTTTGCAGGCATAAATTTTCTTTCTTGAGTTTTTCCGAGGATGAAACGCTCATACACCCAGTTATTTCCTGGGCCTCCAGGGTTGGTGGCAGCCCTCACACGAAGAGGGATATCTGCCGAAGACATGCCACAAGTTGGACACCTGAGCAACGCATCAGAGATTGATGGTTTTCTAACTCGAGAAAATCCTACGTATCGATAAACACGGTCCGTCTTCCACTGAGTCAATTCGTCCACTCCAACAAAGTGATAAGCAAAAGATTGAAACTTATATCTGTCGTCATCTCTTTCACAGTGGTCAAATGAAAGGGTTGCACCAGACGGGAATGTCCATCGTTTGTTTGTTCCAACATACGTTGCATCTGTTCCCGAGAGCCATGCATTGCATCGGTCGATAAATCCATCAGGACCGGCTAACTGTGGATATGTTTGTCGCAAAAGAAGTGCTGAATATCCGGGAATACATACGTACTGCAATGCGGCCATTAGTAAGGCGTCAGACTTACCTCCACCAGCAGCGCCACCATATAAGGCCTCTCTGGTTGTTGACCATGTTAAAAACGCGCCCTGCTTGGGGTGCATGTTGTGAGGAAGGTTTATCCCGCAAGGGACTTTGTAGTCAGCAAGACTCGCAAGTTGCGCACGAACGTTTTCTCTAGTCGTCATCGTCTTGGTTCGAATCGCAAAATGGATTATTGTTTACCGGGGAACACGGACACTTAGCGCCCGCTGGTGTCAATTTGGTATCACTCATCATTTTCTACTACTTCCGCATCAATTACGTCATCCTTATCCCACGCGCTTAAAACATTGCTCGGTAAGTCGCCTGCTTCAACCAACGCGGCAAGAACTGCTCGCTTTTTTGAGTCGTCTTCTTCTTGGGACTGAAGAATTGGAGCATCTGACTGCATTCCCATTGCCGACACTTCTAGTTTGACGGTGTTGTTGTCGCCCCATTCTTGTGGCCAACGTTTAGCCAAGAATCGCTCTGCTGCCTTCCAGTCTCCCTGTCTTGCCTCCCTAAACCAAGCAAGAACCAAACCTGATTGCGCTTCCGATTCTGCCTTGAGTGCGCCAAGAGCAAAATCCATATAAATCTTTTCGTTTAAGTCGGGTTCTCCGCCTTGTTCCAATCTTCGTTGTTCTGTCAGGCCTCGTTTAATCCAGTTGGAAACTGTGTTTTTTGAAATCTCTGCCACTTCAGCGGCCCGCGTAGGAGTCAGCCCGCCTTTCATGAGTTCGATAATCATTGCCCCTTTCCTAACAACAAGGCTCATTCTTACATCTGCTGTCTCCATGCTTTGCTGATAGTCGTTTGAAGTTTTTTCATCATTCATTATCTATCACCTGAACATAAACCGCATCTTCTGTTGTAGGTATGTGTACTTTTACTTTAAAGTTTCTTTTGCGTGCAGCGTGATATAAAGCGGAACGCATAGACCCGGGATGCACAAAAAAATCTTCGTACATTTTTAATTTCCAAACCGAACCATCAAACCATTCGTCGTATGGATATTTTTCTTCGTTTGCGCCAGCCGGATAGGTAAGGCGGTCCCGAAGTGGGATTGACTCATCAGAGTGTTGCATCTGGGTTGTCTTTCAAATATTCGTCAATAGCCATTTGTAAAAACTTATCGTTGTTCCTAATCCTGTTGATTAGTCTCCACACCCAGTCTTTTCGATAGTTGGTCGCTTCGGCAATCGCAACCAAAGTTCCACCGCCAACGCGCCATGTGTTGAAAATATCCCACCTCAAGCGGTTTTCTGCAATTTTGGTTTGCTTCCTTAACGCATCAAGCGCTTCTCGTCTACGACGCAGTCTTGCTGCGTCTGCCTCGCTAAGTTTTCTCGGTTCTTTCGAAACAGGCATTAGTCTTACTCTTTCAGCCATTTGTTTCTCCGGTTTCTAATCGGTCAAATAAATCATCTTCTTTGTTTAAATACTGAGCCCACCCAGTTGGGTCTCCTTGTTGAATTCTGACCATCGACAGGGCAAGTTCTACATACGCATCATCAAGGGTGATTTGGTCGCCGAGTTCATTCACGAATGCGCTCATATTCCTGAACACCTTGTCGTTTATTGAACCACTTGGTGTTTCTTTTTCGTGAATTTTTCTGCCA